ATGATTTAGTATCTCACTCCACCCGCGCCATACAGGGCGACGGGGATAATGTCATTGGGGGCAGCGGAGGCGACCAACGCGCGCCCCAGGCGGTGCGTGTTGTCGGTCGTGCCTGCGTCCGTGCCTTTGCTGGTAGAATTCGAGCCGATGCCGTCACCGATGGCGATTGTGGATGTAGCTACGATCACCTTCGCCACGCCGCTGATTGCGAATTCGACTTCTTCCCCGGACGCGGGGGCATTCATAATGACGCCAATGAATACGGTCGCCGGGGTCGTGGTGTTAATCGCGCCAGCCAGTACCACCTTCCCCGCGGTAGAGGCCAGCTTGCCGATCTGGAATTGATTACTGGAAAGGTCCGCGCCAGCCGTCAGGCCGGGCAGGGTTCCATAATTGAGAGTGTATGCCATTGTGTAGTCCTCCTACTTTGCCCACGCCTTGAATAAATCGGCGTGCTTGACCTTCGCCAAATCAAAGGCGTCGTTATAGTTTATTTTATGTTCAGCTGCCATCTTGACAACAATGGCATTGAAAGCCAGTTTGGGATCGGGTTCCGCGCTGCCGTCGCCGGGTGATCCTTCCTCACCCGTTACCGCGCCTTCGTTGATCTGCGCGCTGAGTGCCTTGAACTGTTTCATGACCAGCGCAGCTTTCTCTTCCGGCATATCGGCCAGAAGTTCGGAAAGAGTCGGGTCGGCTTTGGTCTCTTTGAGCTCCACGTCGTACTTATCCACGCGGGATTTGCGGGCAGTAGCGGCCTGTTGCTTTTCGATTTCGGCCTTATACCGTTCGTTCTCGGTCTTGATTGCCGAATAATCTTCGGGTTCCACGACCTTGACCACTTCTTTGACCTCTGCGGGTTTGTTCAAAAGCGGAGCGATAAATTTATCCCAGAATGAAATCGGGATGTTCATGTTATCCATATTGTTCTCCTGTATGATTTCTTCGACGCTATACATTGCGGTTGCTTCGCCTAGGTGCGGTGTGTGTAATAGCGCGTCACCCATAATCAACGGGGCGTTTATGACATCGCCGTTGTCGGGATTTTCCAATCCACCCTCCCAGATTATCTCCGGGGAATGGTAACGATAAGCGCCGTCAGTAATTGCCTGCGTGCCTTTGTCGTTCATTTCAGGCACGGCATACAAGCCATCGGCGCGTACTTCCAGCGCGATAATATGCCCCCCCGCGGGCGTGGCCTCTTCGTGACTTCCTAATTTGATGGCGGGCTTGAAATGGGGCAACTTGATCGTCGCCGCGAATTCCGGCGTGATCTCTCGAACCTTGCCGCCTTTGATAATCTTGCCGAACGGGAACAAGCGGTAAGGTTCCCCTACTTTTACATTTACGAATTCGTCAAAGAGTATTGTGTGCATAAGCAAAAAACGCCGCTTGTTTCTGCGGCGTTCTTGCGAGAGCCACAAAGACAAAGCGGCGTTCCTGATGGAGAGCCTTTATTGAATTGTCGTTATTGTATCACAGACTTTCAGGTTATATCTATTTTCATTACATATACAGGAACATGGTCGGCCCTGCTCGCTATCCATGCCTGCCGGATTGGGAAATGGTAGATAAAGATATGCGAAAAAAATCGCGGTATGCGTTGCCAGAACGAGAAGCGGATAGTCATGACAGACGGTTCAACTGTTATTGTCTTTGGCATGTTCCTGATTATACTCCTGCGATAACTCTTTTTCCATCTTTCGCAGTTCGGATGTACGCGGCGAGATACCCAGGATGCGCTCAATGGCATCCACCTGTTTCAGCAAGCCGTCACGCCATACAATGAAATATTCGCGCGTGATTTGGATTTCGGGATTCGGCAGCACATTAACCGCGCAAAAGTTCCACAATCTTGATTATGGCGATTATCAGCGCACACAAACCAACGAATACTTCTCGTTGCGGCATCCCTGCGGGGATATTCACATATATCGAAGCTAATCCCAGAAAGAAAATAATCTCCAGAATTTTCATGTCATACTCCTTTTTGTCTATAGAACCGGTTCAATCAGGAGCCTGCACTTCATCTCATTCACATTTCCAGGCAACTGATACGATAACACAAACCGATCCGCGCCACGGAACGCCGGATAATTGAACGAGACCGAACGGTCACGGGTGACGAGTATGTTATCCTCCAACGCCGGGGTTAGCTGCCCGTTGATGTATTTTTCAATCTTCAGGATGAATTCACCAGACGGCGCGAACTTCAACCAGCAACGCCCGCTCAGATTCAATAACTGGTCGGGGTCAATCGGCAGGAATGAGTCGCCCGTGAATACTACGACGCCATTCACGACTTCGTCGAAGTCTGCCACGGTGAGACTGGTGAAAATCTGCAAGCCGGGTGACTTCCATTTATACGCGTTATAGTAACTGCTCTCTAAAGGAAGATTAGCCCCCATCAACAGGACGGCGATAAATAGAATCACAATGTACTTTTTCATGATGTGCCTTTTCTTTCCAGGAACGCGGCCAGCTTCTCGCCGACGGCAATCCATAACTTTTCAATCCTATCTGCACTGCGTTGCGCAATAGTGATGATGTTCCACCAATTCGACGCGTGCATCCCGGCTTGATTTTCTCCAATCACCCAATGGGCGTAATCCAAACTCGTTCCAAATGTTCCTTCAAAGTTTCCGCCGCCTAATTGCCGAATGCTGTATACGGACGGCTGGCCGGTTGCGCCGCCGCTTTGATCGGAGCCGAGCGACCTGCCCAGCAATCCCGTCCGTTGATAGCGGGCCTGCGGGTCTTGTGCCGGGTAGGGCGGCACGTTCTCCCACAGGATATTGAGCGACGCGGACATGCCGACTGCCGTCGTCTTGACGAGTTCGACGGGATATTTCTCCATCGTGGAGATTAGTTCCTTGAATCCTTTAACTTCTATGAGTTGCGCCATATCCTAACATCTCGTCAAATTCATATTTTCCAATCATATATTCGTTTGTATTCCCCTGATAAAGAAGGTCAATGATACACCCACAGGGACAATGATATTTTCCCGTTTTAGCTCTGCCTTTCATGTATAATCCTGATTCCGCCTTTCCGCCGAATAACCCGGCATATTCATAGGGTTCGTAATCAATGGTTACGGTTATCGATATTTTCTCATCCTGTATCTTTTTCTCACAGATTGGGCAGTTCATGTCAAAGCCTTTCTATAGTCATAGTATCTCAACAAGTTGACTCATAACATTACCGCCAATATCAGGCAACCAACCGCAAAGCCGCCAAACATTCCTGATTGAACTTGCTTTGTCGGTTCCAGCCCAAACAACCGCGCGCCCACCAAGAAAGATACGGCAGCTATTAGAAACAGAATCGTATTGTGCATTTTATAATCCTAATATCTCATCGAACTGTTGATTAACTAATTCCAAATCTACTTCTGGTTGAAGCCAGCATCTACAGCCGGGATGTGACGAATTTGGCGGCGCGGCGTCAATGTCGCCGATGCCGACATTCTCCCCTTCGTGTTCCGAACAGATAGGGCAGACCCGCTCATCCTGCGAAGTCATCCATGTCATTGAACGTACAAAGCCAGTAGACTCCCAGGTCGCCATGTTTCCCTGAGCAAACGCGCGGGTGACTTCTGTAGCCGCTATTCGTTCGGCGCGTGCCTCCCCGAATACGCCTGCCAGTTGCGCATCCAGAACGTCCAACGATTGCCCGCTGCGGACCCACTCGCCCATGATGTTCTGTACCTGCTTGCGGGTTGTTTCGGTAATGTCTCGGATGTAGGTGTAGCGATACTCCTGCGCGTACTTCGTTGCGGCTTCGTTGAAGCGCACCGGATTGACAAGCGGCTGGATGTTGGGCGGCAGAGTCTCAATACCGCCGTCCATGCCTGCCGCCAGCGCGGCCAGGAATAGCGGCAATAACTCTTCATAGAGTTCATCGGCTTCGTCCTGCCAGTAGGAAAGTTCAAACGGGGTGGGCATTATTTTCTTCTAATGCTGCGGCGAGTGCGTCAATGTATTCACTTGAATAATCGAAGTTTCCAAACTCGTCGAATGTATCAAGCAATCTTTCAGCCGCATGCTTTACTTTTTGCAAGCGGGCAACCTCACCAAAGACCCAGGACTTTATATTTAGTATCGCCTCATCGCGTCCGCAGGAGCAATTACCGTATAACTCGCAGATGCGGTCTCCGTGCGGTAGTTTCTGAAACAGTTCATCCATCTCACATTCCTTTCATCTCACGCGCCGCCTTCATGATTCGCCGCTTCTGTTTAGAAAATACCAGCGCCATGGCTTCGTTGTACGCCTTCTCTGCCCTGCGTCTGGCGCGCTCATCCAACGGCGCGCCGGTACCGAACAGGGTTATCGCGTTCTCGTCCGTTTCGCCTTCATCCATCGGCATTTCATCAACTGGCGGCTTTCTGCCGTTCCCGTTGCTGGATGGCCTGGTACGTTGCAAGAACGCTTGCCGCGCGATTTCCTTTTGAGTTTCCTTCTCGTCCATCGCGGCCTGTAATTCATCTTCGGTCTTTTCGGGCAAGCCCGCCAGTTGTCGCAGCCACAGCTCATCAGATGCGTCCCAGGTAAGTTTATCGCCGACCTTCTGGATGAAGTCCGCAAACATACTTACATCTGTATCGCCTGCCGGGGTATGCTCCAGGCAAATGTCCTCCGATGACCACCCGTTGAGTTTCAGGATGCGCGGGATCTCCTGCTTGGTAAATGTCTCAGCGATAATGTCCGCCGTCGCGTTGACAATCATCTCTGCGATACTGGACTGGTCGCCAGATAGTGCCTGAGTCCCGATGCTGTTCTGCCCCAGCATGATGAATTGAGCCAACATCGCCATCATGGTGCGGCTCTCGTAGCGTTCTATCGTCCTGCCGATGTCGGCAAAGCCCTTGCCCGCGCCGGATAACAGCGAGAACTCCCAACCAAATGGCTTGACGACTCCCCCCTGTTCGTCGACGCGGACATTCCTGACAATCATGGACGCCTTGCTGAAATCACTGGTCGGGTCGTCGGGGTCATCCGTCGCGCCCTGCGGCATTCCAACCACGGGCATACCGTTCAGGTCACGCTCGTATCCAATAGCTTCAACGCTTTGCAGGTTCTTGGTGAAGTAGTACGGTATCCAGGCGTTACGCAACAGGCTCATCCCTTCCGGGTTATTGACTTCCACCCGCGTCCGAAAATGGATAATCTTGTCCATCATGATGGTGGTGAGCTGGTAGGTCGGCGGTGCCTGCTGAATGAATCCGAGAATATCCCCGTTACGGCGGTTCGGGTCATAGAATTCCACGCCGATATAATTGAGTAGCCACTGAAATACGGTATTCTGTTTGCGCGGGCTGAATGAGTCCCAAATCACTTTGTTATTGGCATCCCGTTTATAGAGTGTGTAACTGAGCGAATAGCCAGCCCACAGGAAAGTTAACCATTCCGAGACCGCATCGTTCCACGACTGGCTCATGTATTCGCGGGAATAGTTCAGGAAGTCCACCCGCTCATCCTGCGCCTTGCGGTTGGCTTTGTTGGCAAAGTTCCAGGACACTTTGCGAATTGCCTGTTCGTGGTAATACAACATAGACCCGACCACGGGACTATTCCGGCGCATTTCATCGAAGCGCTTATAACCTTCCTTGCCGCGTAACTCGCGCAGGAATTCCTCATGGATCAATCCACTAAATACAGCTAACCCGGTAGTCCCTTGTTCTTTGGTTGCCATGTCGCTCCTAATATTTCCTTGACCAGCCGCCGCCGTCCTTCTCGTACTTCGCTTTTTGTTTCGGCTGTTGTTTCGGTAATTTTTCCGACGCGTCCAGCATTAGCTCGGTCAGTATCCAGACCGCCGCGTCCATGTTGTGAGGACTGTCATTGCGGGGGATGTAGCTGCACATTTGATCTTCTAGTTCCGGGAAGAAGCCGACGTGATGGACTCTGGACGGTATCGGCGGGTCATTGGTTGGGTTGCCATATAACGCGCTAATAGGTTCGGCGCGGGTGTACTTGCCGCGTGACGCTCTGACGGTCTTATAGTTCACAGTCCTGCCGCCGTCTACGTTGCGGATGGTGTTCTCAATCATATCACCGCCGTTATTGATTTCACCTACGATAATATCCGCGTCGTGCCGGTTGTACCCTGCCACTACCGCGCTGCCCCATTGCTCCGGCTTGCCGCCCATCGTGCTGTCCTCCAGGATGTAGCCGTGGATAACGTTGTCAATACGGGCAATCCCGGCCACGATGATACCCGTCTCGCCGCTGGTCGCGTGCGGGTCTACACCGACTCCAACCCGGAACAGACGGGAGAACACATTCACGCGCCCGGCTTCGATCATGTTGCGGTTCCACAATGCGCCCGGCACATCTTCCATAATCTGCCCGTGGATCTCCTGCTTGCCTAAGTGCGTGCCTTCGTACTTACGGATAACGCGTTCGATAAAGATGGGCGAAAGGTTTTCTTCGTTCTCGTAACTACTGCCGACGGTGTTGATGGTGCGCGGGTCGGCCAGGATGTCCTTGATAATCTTGATTGGGCGCGGCGTGGTAGTTACGACGACCTGCGGCTTGTCGCCGATGCGCAGGCCGAACTCCAGGTTATCCCAGGTCTCCTGCGGGTACTTGAACTTCGCCAGCTCATCCACCCACGCCTTCTCATGCTGCGGTCCGCGCAGTTGGTCCGGCTCATCACCGGAATAGATGATACACATCGCGCCATTCGGGAACGTGACCCGCCGCTTGGACGGCTCATAAGCCGGCCTCAATTCCGGCGTGGTGATTTTCATCAGGCTACTGTCGCCGACTTCGACCATCGTGTCTCTCACATCCGCTTTCGTTTGTCCGATCAAGGCAATCCTTTTGTAGCCATCCCGCACCCATTGCTGGACGGTCTCGGCTCCTGTGCGGGTCTTGCCGAAGCCGCGCCCGCTGCGCAATAACCACGTGAACCAATCGCCCGCCGGGATGATTTGCTTGTCGCGGGCTTCGTCAACCAGCCACCAGTTGATCGCATCAAACTCCTCACTTGGCAGGTTTGCTACGAGTCTTTTTTGTTCCGGAGGTGGAAGCGCCTGCCAAACGTTTCTGAACTCTCTCCATGACTCGGTTATAGACAAAGTTTTCATTTAGACTTCCATCTGTATTAGACAAATCCAATCTGTCCTGAACTTTCCCCTCTACGCGTTCCATAAGTTCTTTCCATAACCCGGAGGTCGGCTCGAACATGAGCGAAGCAAATATACGGGCAGTGACAAGGTACTTCATTTGTACGTTGTCAGGAAAATTTTCCAGCATCTTTCCTAAATCATTGTTGTTGCCGACAAATGCAATGATGTCAGCCGGGTACATATCGCCAACTGATTTGATAATAGCTGCCCAGGACGCACCGTCTTTAGGTCGCCCCGCCGGGTTAGGGGAAGCACCGCCTTTCTTCCAGTTCGGATTACCACGCCTCTTGTTAGTCATTTGTTAGCAAAATCTTTCACGTTAGAAGTCCACTCGGAAATAAAGCAGGATTTCGCTTTTCTCTGCGTTGGAGAACGTCGCCACACAGGACAATTGATGTTGTCCAAGCGCGACCGACTGGCTAACGAAATCCAGAGTCACCGGAACAACGCCCGCCACGGGACTCCCCACGGTCGGCGTGAGCGCATTCCCGGATGGCGGCGTATGCGTGGCAACCGCGGACGAAACAGTCGCGCCGGTAGGCAGGTCATTATTGAAATCAAAATCCCATTGCCGTTTTTCCTTCGTGCTTTGGGTTATGGAAGATACAATCAGAGTCGCCATATCGTCACGCTAAGGTCATCATACCGTTTGTGCCGAATTGCAAAGTGTAATCCCCGCCGTTGGAATTCGTCGCAATCTCCCACAGGATTAACACCCATTTCGTTGCAGTCGTATCGTCATACAAACGAGCCTCTAAAATCGTTGCAGTTGCAAGGGAGGACCAGGTTACGTCTGTCCCGTCATCGTCCCATTTGCCCCAATTGTTCGTATCATCTTGTGAGACAACAGGCGTTCCAATGGATTGACCCGTTGCCGTGTACCCACTGGCGGAAATCTCGTTAGTTGCCGAATATGCCGTAGCCGCGCCATCAGGGGAGGCCAGCGCCACAGAATATAAAGCAACCTTGAATGTGTCGCTATCACAGTCTATTGTTTTGAGTAGTAACTGTTCTTTGAAGTTGTTATGGACAATTGCATCACCTTCAGCCATGATAAACTCCTTTTACCTTTTCCAATCATCGTTCTTGATGATATGTAAACGCACTGCCCCGCCGACGGCCTGCGACAACGCCCGCGAGAAATAACTTTCCGCGAACGCCAACGCCTCAGCGCGTGCGGAGATTAAAAATTCGCTTGCCTCCATTTCCGCAAAATCACTAAATGGACGGAGCGCCAGGTCAAACGCTTCGGGCTTGATGCGTTTGGCGTTATCCGCAAAACGTTTATTAACTTCCTTATCCGCTCCCAAATCAAAATCGCCGCTTTGGATGGCGGAAATCGTAGCGGGGAAAAAAACACCGGGGTCAGCGGAAACTTCTTTACCATCAACACGCTCGCACAGTTTCAAGACATCATACATATTAGACTCCTTGAT